TCTTAGATTAGAGGGTTAACTATTCAGCTAAAGAGCCTCCACCTCCACCGCCACCGCCGCCGCCACCGCCAGATCGTCCGTTAGTAAAACCAGAGTTATCAGTTGAGGAATAGGGAATGTTGTCGGCAGGATATAAGTAATGTCTGGCAGCAACTACCAAAGCTATAGAAAAAACTGCGATTAGTGTGAATACTACAATCTTTTTCATAATTGTATAATACACCATCGTCAATCATACTCGTAGGTTATTAAATTGCTTGTCTTTTATAAAGAAAAAAGACAGTAAAAGTTAATTTTTACTGCCATTCCTCGTTCGACGACTCAAGAATGGGGAGCTGACGACGCATTACTCCTGCTTCGGCTATCGCGTCGGAACTCGCCTTAGTAGCCTTATTATACCACGTTTAAGCGAAAGCTGGTTGCATTATCGTATCTCGTCAAACACCTCTCCTTTGATCTCCCTAACTGACTCTACCTTCTCAAACTTTGCCCCTAAGCAGGCGTTACATCTATGGCTATTGTAGACTCTACGTATGCTTCAAAGTCTGCCCATTCAGGTTGCAAGGTTGGGTCGGTGTTGAACACCAGCGCGAGGGCGATGCCGCCGGTGAGGTAACCGCCGAACGTCGAACCGTTGGCGTTACCGGCTCCGAGCGACAGATGGGTGATGCCTGTCGTGCCAGCATCCCCCGTCGCCACAGACGCTCCGTCCACGGTGATGAGCGACGAGGCACCGTTCGCCTGAGCAAAGAGTAGGTGCGGGTTGCTGTCCAGCCCACCACCTATGATCTCACCACTGAGGGCCAAGGCCCACTTTCCGCCTGCTGTGGCGTTGGTGCCAAACCGACGGTTGGTAGACACCACGCCGACACCCACGAACCCTTGGGTCGTGACAGCGGAGGTGTGTCCAACCAGGACGAGCCAGAACGGTTGGGTGAGGTCGGCGGTATTGGCGACCAGCACATCGTCCGCCCCGTCGAACGTGACAACCGCGGCGTTGTTGTACGCGGCGTTCGCGGCGTCGTAGGTCGGCTGTTTAGAGCCTGTCGCTTGTGCGGGGTCTATAGACGATATGACTTTAACGGTCAGTGCATTACTGCTAGACTCAGTAAATTGCGATACATTAGGGTTAGCAGACTCGAAGTCAGCGTCTAGGAAAGTTGTGCCGTCAATTCCGTCTTTAGCGATTACTCGATGGATAGTGCCAGCGTGACCAAATGCCCCACTATAAGACTGGCCGATTGTTACCCCTTGCGTATTTGAGTTGCTAGCTAAAGTTGAAGCGTAGGTTTGCGTAGTGCCTAGTTGCGTCCAAGAAGAGCCATCATCGGATAAGTAGAATTTACACTCTGCATTTCCTGCGCCATTGTCTTGGTCGTAGGTTACTTTTATCCATTTAGTAGCGCCGTCGGCGATACCTGTAGCTACAGACGATGTAAAGAGGCGAGCAGTTCCCCCAGGTGGTCGGGCAAATGTTATAGTGCCTGTAGCGTTGTAGTAGAGATACCAGTTCATGGTTGCGTAGGCCCCGTTGCCACCGCTCAAAACAAGTACCTTGCCTCCTGATGGTGTCCAGTCTGTAGCGCTAGCTTTTACTATTAACTCCATGTCCCCAGTGGGTCGAGTTACGGCGTTGTCCGCAATAATTGCGCAGTCTGTGCGAGCTGTTGTTACGTTACCTTGCAAGGCTAGCCCGTTGGCGTTTATATGGGCTGCTCTAGGCACGCTTACCACTGTTACGGTTGCAGCGTTAGAAGATGACTCTGTAAATGATGTTGCGTCCTCTGTGGCTGATTCAAAGTTTGCGTCTAATACGAGAGTACCACCTGTATCAGCGTTAAGGTCGTGGACGCCAGAGTATACTTTAATTCTGTGTAACGTGCCTATCCATAGGTTTGCCGATGTAGACCTGCCAAACCATAGTTCGGCTGTACCACTATAAACAGAGGTCGTACCAGCTGTGGTAACGGTAGCCCCTAATTGTGTCCATGTTGTACCATCCGTGCTTGTCCAAAACTTAATGTCGTGTCCACCAGCGCCGTTGTCTACATCAAGCGTGGTTGCTACACGTAAGCGTGTGCCGTTTTCTACACCTACTGGTACTGTTGAGTCCTGTGAAAGTGCCGTACTGCCATCTGCCGTGAAATACAGTCTGAGATGACCTGTAGTCAGTAGGGTTATTGCATAAGAGCCTTGACCAGCACCCGACTTTGCCAGCGGAGACATAACAAGTGCTGGTGTCCAGTCGGTAGCAGTAACATCAGCAACTAAAGTAATATCCCCTGTTATACCTAATGCTGCGGAATCAGGGGTTGTAGCGTAGTCAGTTATCAGCCCTGGCAGCGCCAAGCCTTTAGCGCCTATATAAGCTCCTTTTGCAGCCGAACCACCGTTTCTCCACGAAGATACCGAACCAGTGTCAGCAGGTGGTGTCCATAGTGAGTCGGCCGTAGAAAATGCGTGTAGAGGTGGAAGTGACCAATCAGAGATGGGGTTGAATGGTGTAACTGGTGGTGCGGTTGCTCCTGCTCCAGCCATTGTTCCCATAAGAACTAGACTCATACAGTTGCTCCGATTAAGTCCCATTCATCTGTTGCTACTTTTATAAGGGTTACGTCACCAGCCAATACAAGCGAGCCGCCAACAGGAGGGTTCACTGTTACTGCGGTGTCTTCAACAATCGTATAAGTTCCTGCCCCTGCTGAACGAACGAATACCTGAGTGCCAGTAGGAAATGCTACGTCGGCGTTATCGGGTACAGTTAGATCACAAGAAGTAGCGTGAGACAGTCTTATATAGTCCCAAGCATCAGCTAGTGATAGGGTGCGAGCAGTAGTTGAGTCAGTTGTTATGTCAGGTTTAGGTATGGCATTGTTATCCACAGTTACTCCACCACCATGCCCTACTACTATAGTCTTGCTTTCACCGAACGTTGGTAAACCAGTTAGTGGATCAATCATACTCTTTTAGCTCCTACAAGGTTGCCGTTGTCGTCGTACTTATAGTTAATGCGTGCTACCTTCTTGCCCTTGGAGTAATAAATCGTAGCTTCATATCGTGGGTTTTCGCCGTCGTCAAACTCGTCTGTTACCCCCCTCCATTCATCGAACTCAAAGTTAATCAGTGAGTTTTGCTGTTCAGTCTTAATACGTTCAGGCATCTTGTTCGCCTTGACTGCCTTTGTGACGCTTTCTAAGCCTTTCTGGATGGGGTTTAGGTCGGGTGCGTCTACATTCACTACTGGCGCTGGTACGTTGACTACAGGCTCCGGTACATTGACGACAGGAGCTTCTACATTCAATTTGAGTGCTTTGATCGCCGATTCAAGTGAAGAGAAGTATTGCTTAACATCACTGAGGTTGCTTACCTTCATTGTGTCTGGGCGTTCTAGGAACTTTGGTAGTTGTTTTAGATCATCGACAGGCACATCTTTTATCTGCTTTTCTAGTGTCTTTAGCCCTGCTTTAATAACTTCAGCTTCAGAGGTGCTCAGTTTGCTTTTCTCTAGTTCCTCTACAACACGGAATATATCGCTCATCTTTGTTTGACCGTCTTTGAACATATCAGCCATCATCTGGAATGAGTTGAATATTGCGCTCTGCACAGCGGAATTAGCGCCCATCTGCTCTTGATGCTGTCTGTTAAATTGCTGGCTTGCTGCACGTGCTTGGTTTGCTTCTCTTATTGCTCGTATTCTGTCGTCCATATTTGTCTCCTTATGCTACCGTTATTCCTAATGTTGCTGCGTATTGTTCGAAGTCTGCCCACTCTGCTTGCGCGGTTGGATCAGTGTCAAAGACCATTATTGCGTGCATGTTCCCACTGAAGCCGTTCATAAAAGTGGTGCCATCGTTAGCTGAGCCTATTGACATCGTGTTTTGAAATGCAAGTGTACCAGTGTTACCGGTCATTATAAGTGTGCCATCTACGTGTAGGGTTGATGAAGCGCCGGCAAGTTTGGCTACAAACAAGTGTGCTGATGAGTCTGTTGCACCGCCGTTAAGCGTTGCATTAGTGTTCAGTTGCCATTGGTTGGCGCTGCTAGCGCCTACACCTCTTGCACCATTGTTGCCCCAGCCGAGGAATCGTCGCGTAGCTGCTATGTTCGCGCCTATACTTGCTAGAACTACCACCCAGTAAGTCTGATTAATGGCTGAGCCTATGGCTTGAGCGAGGTATGTCGGACCTGTTCTGCTGAACTCTATAGCCGCTGCACCATCTGAGACTGCCACTTCTGCGCGGTATGTTGGTCTGCTTGAACCGGATGATGTCGCTTCGCCGCCAGCTGTACCGCCATTACGCCATGAGCTAACAGGGTCGCCGTCTGCCGGTGGTGTCCATAGAGGGTCGTTTACCCAGAAGCCGTGAACTGGGTCAGTAGTCCAGTCCGTTAGAATGTTTTCCATGACAGTAGGAGGAGTCGGCTCGGTGAACCCTTGTGGCCGTGAAGGTGGCTTGTTATCAACCAAAAAGGCGTGATGTATGTCCGCGAAGCGCTGGAATCCTTGAGGACTATTTGGGTGAGCTAGGTCGGCGTTCAACCAATCAAATGGGTCGGTTGAAGTACCGTCATACCCCATTGACTCTACAAAATCGCCTAGGTCTAAGTACGCTACACCGTTCTCGGCTGCCTTGTCTTTCATAAGCTGGCGCATAGCGTCGTAATCTGCCATTGTACCGTTCCACGCTGCTGTCTCCCACTCTGAGCAAAGGAGGATGTCTGTATCAGGCGAGCGTTCTCGTACTGCGTCTATAAAGCGCTGAATCCATGCTCCATAATAGGTTTCTATCGGGAGGAAGATAGCTTGCCTATCGTTAAAGAAGTGACACCATACAGCAAGGTCGGGAGTTCGTTTGGCGAGAATATCAAATGCGCCATTGTTTATTGATGGTACAGAACCCCATTTACCAGCCGTAGCACCATTCCAGACCCTGAAGCCGTTTGAGTAATTGGTATTATAAAGGAACGCGCCCTCAATATATGAAAACGTCGTACCGCTGCCTGTAATAAGAATTGTGTGTGAACCTGGCGATAGTGCTCCAGAGTCCCATGAGCACGATGAATCATAGGTGTTGGCTTGTGCCGCATCGTAAGTGGAGAGTGTGGCTTGTAGTACACCGTCAACCCGAACCTCAATTGCGCCATCAAGTGTCTTGTGTTTAGTATAAAGCAGCTCGAACCTATCCATTGTAGCCGTGAGTGAAACAGTATCGGTCGGAGCGAGTTTAGTAGCCCATTGACCAAACCCGATAAGGTTTTCTGCTGCACCAGTAGACGTACCAGTAGTATTGGTAAGAACCCATCGTGACGTAGCCTGAGTTGTACGGCACGCTTCGTAGCCTACGCCGTGCTGCTTGCCAAGTTTCGCATTGAGCATATTACCAACACGAGCAGGGAAACCGCCATTAACGAGAGAGTCCTGCGAACCGTAGGTAATTGAGTTACCCCAGTACATTATGTCTACGGTTTGGTTGGCTGCGTTGTCTCGTGCTGCACGGTAGTTAGTGAGTTCTGTTTTGAAAGGCGTATGAGGCCATCGACTAAGATTTGGCATTATATTGCTACCCTTCCTGTGTTACTGCCCCGTGCATTAACGAGTCCTGCCGATGCGATACCCAAGTTGCCAGCGTCATCAGCGAACAAAACGCCACCGAACATGGTGGCGGGGTTTATTTTTCTAAAATCAACATCGGCTAGTTCTGTGCCACCTATACCGTCTCGGTAAATGTAGCGGTGGATATTGCCACGCCATTTACCAAAGCCACCGTTGAAAAACGCACCAATATCTAGTCGAAGTGAGCCAGTTGTATTAAGGCTAATCGCCCCTGCACCAGTTACAGTGTCACCGAGTTGCGTCCAGCTTGTCGGTTCATCGTAGGTTGTAGGGTCAAATGTTGCGTACCAGAACTTCACATCATAGCCACTTGCACCGTTATCTACATCAACGGTTACTTTTACCCAAAATGGCGTATTGCCGTCTATCGTCAGGTTAGCGGTGGAGGTAGCCGTAATCGTGTCGCTACCAGTGGTTGATAGTAATATTTGCATCTGCCCTGCGTTGTTGGATATTTGGGTGCGGTGGTGTTGAGTCGGTGATACCCACATGCCAGACAAACTACCGAAGGTGTTAGGTATACGTCTCGATACTAAAAACACTTCCTCGAAGTCGCCAGCTACTTTGAACTTAGCGGCGTGTTGAAGATATGCGGGACTTGCCGCCTGATCGCAACGAAGTGCCCCTAGTGGCTTAACTCGTCCTGATACTGCTACTCGTGCCATGTCGGCCTACTTGTAAACGTAGCTTAGGAAACATTCAGCTGCGGTTGCAGCGGTAAATGTGTCGATTGCTGTAGAGATACCAAGCGCAATACCTGTTGAGAGGTGAAGGCCGTTGTTGCCAAAGTCTGCCATTGTAAGCTGTATGCGTCCTGGTGCAGCGGTTGTTCCAGCAGGGATAATGTAACTTACTACTGCTGTTTCACCAGCGGTAGGTGCGGATGCCTTGTTGTGTATCTGTAGGTATCGAACGGCTGCGTTCTCGTTGGTAGCGACTACTGACAGTAACTGACCTGGTGTAGCTTTAACAGAAACATCAGCATCGTCTTCAGCGTGTCCTGGCGTACCCGAGTATGTGCTTGTTACAGCTGGTTTAGCGAGTACACCAATAACACCATTGGTGTTGTCTTCTGCGGCTGGTACGAGCTGTTCAACGACTTGTATACCAGTATTGGTACTGTCGTATGAATCGTTGAGGATTTCTCCATACATTGCCATAATGTTTGTCCTTTCTTTAATATGGTTGGCTCTTTAGTGCCGTTACAGTCATGCGTATCGCTCTGTAATCAGTGGCGTAAAGAGCCAGTTGGTTATCTTATTGAGATGCCCATAGACCAGCCATGCCAACTCCGTACCAAGTCGTACCATCGAGTGATACAAGCTTGATGAAGTCGCCTGCTACGTTTGTAGCGGCTGTGTTCTTGATGCCTGTGCCTGCTGCTGGAGCAAGTGCAGTACCGTCTTGTGCGGCATGTATTTTTGTTACGATTGCGTCGCCTGATGCTGGCGTGATGAGGATTTCACTCGATGCGTTTCCGCAAACGAATGTGTATTCCAGACCAGGAGCAGCGGCAGGGAGTGTGTAGGTTACGGTAGTTGAACTACGAGTCTGTACAAACACACTTCCAGATTCAGCAACGGTGACTGTTTTTGTTTCAGCAGTTTGAGCTTCAGTGTTTTTTACTGCGCCGTACTGTGTGAGACCAGTTTTGAATGATCGCATTTAGTTGCCTTTCTTTAGTGGTTACCATTAGCTTTCGAAGGTGAACGTTCCAAGTGAACGAACAACGGTGAAGCCTGTTGTAGTAATCGCGCAAAGCTCAACGTAACTACCAGCTGGCTGGTTAGTAAAGATGAGGTCTTTGTTATCTGCACCAGCACCAGAGTTAGCTGCACCAGCACTAACAATTAGATCGTTAGCATCTGGGCTGATAGTTACAGTGATGCCTTCTGCTCCTACACGGACGAAGAAGCGTTGGCCGATTACTGTGGCAGGAAGCGCGATTGTACAAGTAGCTGTGACGTTAACCACGATGCCGCTGTGTGCGGCAAGGGTCAGTGTCGTGTTGCTTGAAACATCAACGCTGTTTTGGTGGCCGAAGCCAGTTAGGTTAATTGGCATTATTATTTACCTTTCTTCTTTGTAGTCTTAGCCTTCGGTTTGACCTCTGGTTTGACTTCCACTTCAGGTTCATCGTCAAGAGAGACCGTGCGGTCTTGTGATTCTTGCCATGCTTTGCTTTCTTCCTGTTCAGCTATTCGCTTCAAGGTCAATCGTTTAGCGTCTTCCTGTACCTGTTCTAGTGGTGTTAATTGTGTTGCCATGTGTCCCCCTTATTAAGCAGTCTTATGGCTACCGACAGCGTTTACTTTGTTGGTGTCAACAAATGCGTCGTATCGGTGGCGGTATTCAAGTAGATCACCTGAGATACCAGGAGCGTTCTTGTGAAGTGTGTAGTCAATCAGTTTCTCAGGAGATACAGTCACGCTAGGGTGAGTGATGATGAGGTCTGTGTTAGATGGCATACGTCCACTAGGAGTTACAACGACTTTTACGCCGTCAACTGTTCCGAGAACACCAGAGTCGAGCTTCTTCTGACCTGAGTCGCTGTCGAGTACAAAACCACCCTGTTTTAATAGGTTGTAGTAAGTAGCCGTCATGAATGCAACACGGTTTTCTTCAGGAGCTTCGTTGTTGGTGATGTCAGCGTTAATAGCTAGGAAGTTCGTGTATGCGTTAGCTGAGGTTGTAGCACCGTCAGCAACGATGTCGTCACGGTTAGCAGTGTCAGCAGCAGTACCGATAGCAGCAAGAATGTAAGTATCAACTTCTGGAATCAATACGTTCTTAGTTGCCTGTGCTAGGTAAGCAGCTGGCTTGCGGATCATCATTGTGTCTTGGTAGTTAGACTTATCAATGGTCTTCGTCCATGCTCGGTCTCGTGAAAGAGTCCAAGTCTGTACGGTGTCCTGTACTTCGTCTGGTGAACCGTAACGGTTAGCGCCTGATGGAGTATAGTTGCCCATTGTTGGGTCAGTCAGTGTGTAGACTTTGATAGCATTAGTGCCATCCCAGTCCCAATCTTGGTTAGTTGCAGATTTAGTTTTGCGCCCGTGCTTCATGATGTGTGAAACTTTTGGGGAAAACTTGGTTGCTAAGTTAATAGCCATTTGGTTAGTCCTTTCTTATAGGGACTACATCAACCTAGCGTATTCTTTATCGAATTCGTCTAAGTCAGGGTCTGTCTTCGGTTCTTTAGGTGCTCGACTTGGTAATGCGGTTGTACGGGACTTTTGGTCTGTCTTTGCTTTTGCCTGTGTCTTTGCGCCTTCACCTAAGATTCTCTTGATGGAGTCCGCTTCTGTTTGTAAAAATTCGTACACATCACCTCTAACATTTACAGGGTGGCCGAAGTCGTTGTATTCGACGTTCCGTGCTTCAAAGTCATCAAGTCGCCGTAATAGCTCCTCTTTCACTTCTGGCGTGCCGTTTTGGAGTAAGTCAATGCTGGAGTAGGCTCTTTCGATACCGTTCTCTAGCTTGCCTGCGTTCCGTTCAACCTTGTTGTTATAGGCATCTATTTGGAGTTGTCGCAAAGCCAAGTCTTTATCATCTTCAGCTTGTTCTAAGAACTGTTGCTGTTGACGCTCAAGTTCCTGCTCACGAGCACGCTTTTCAGCTATGCGGCGTTGAGCCATCTCTTGATTGTGCTTTTTAACGTCATCAGGGGTTGTGTCTTCCTCTGACTCCTCCGAGCTTTCTTCCTCTTGCGATTCAGATTGCTCATCATCTTCCTTCGATTCTTCCTCAGATTCAGCAGGTTCGGTGTCCTCATCCTCGTCTTCGCTGTCGTCGGCTTCTTCTGTATCGTCGTCTTTCTCGTCTTCAAATGAAGTTTCATCTGATTCAAGATCGACATCTGTGTCCTGAAGTTCCTCGTTAGTTGATGTATCTACCGCCTCAGTGGTAGTGTCTTCAGATACCGTAGTATCGTCAGTGGTTGTATCGTCTTTTGACATACACTCTCCTTTTCTCGTTTGTAAGGTCGGTGCCTTCTGTTATTAGTTACGAACTTTGGCTTGGAGGTAAGCCTGAGAGATGGTCACTATCCTTTGGGGGGTTTTGAGCAACCACCTCTCACGTCTACCTACATCGTTACGCTTTCGTCAGATGCTTCCTCGCTTTCCAGCTCTCATGCCAAGCATGCCCAGCGTTCTCACAGGTGTACTTAAGCCCTCGGTCTGTCCAGTTATGGGTCTGTGGTTGGAGGTTATCGAGGTCTAGCATGAACTCACTGCGCCTGTTTAGCTTCTGAGCTATCTGCTCCTTGCTCATGCCGGACTGTTCCTCTTTAATGCGTTCCTTGTACTCTTTGTATGACTCACGCATCCTGCTTCTCCGCTTCGGTCTTCTTGATTGGCTTGGCAGCGAGTATCTGATTCATGACGGCTTGTAGCTGTGTGAGGTAATTGAAGTACTTTTTACGAGCGAGTAGTTCACTCTTAAGGTCTTCTTCTTTGACAGTGTTATCCATGATGATGCCGCGTAAGTTGAGGATGTTCTGCTTCTCTGTTTCAATAGCTTCAAGTACCACCTTGGCTGATGGCTTGAGCTTGACCTGTTTATCAATCTTTTCTTCGTTAGCTTTAAGACGTACAGCGCGACTAGCACTAGTCATACCAGTATGTAAGATTTCGTCTCTACTCATTGCCTTGCTCCACTTCTAAGAGTTGATCTTTAAGCTGCATGATTTCTTCGTCTTCAAGGCCTTGCTGTTCTGCTTCACGCATAGCCATAGCAATGTTCTCTGGTACACCATATTCCTCGACGATTGCTTGGATGTTTACCGCTTCTTGTTCTTCTTCTGAGGCATTCTCAGACTGCTCAGGCTGTTGTTCACCCTCTTGTGGCTGTTGAGCTTGTTGAGCCATCTGTTGCTGCTGAATCTCTACGTCTTGACCTTGCTTCTGTTCTTGTAGGCCGAGTTGAGCTTTCTTGATGTCGTTAGCTTCTTGTACTGGTGAGACCATAGATGATGGTTCGTAACCAGCGGCAAGTTCCATTTGGCGTTTAATATCTTCTGGTGCGTCTTTATAGTTCAGTTCTTCACGAGGTGTGTAGTCTTCTGGTGCGCCACCTTCTGCCTTCTGCGCGTCCATCTGTTCTTTGTCTTCAGGTGAGATGTCTTCAATAATCTTGTCGTTGTCAGAGGTGAGTTGGATAATAGTAGCGAATAGTTCACCGACGTTAAGCTTCTTACCAGCTTCGAGTAATGCTTGATCGAGTGTTGGGTCAGAGGCACGGAGCTCCACTACCTTTAAGAGCGCATCGAGACGTTGTGCGTCATCTTTAGCTTTGTCCTGTTCAGCATCAATCTCATAATTGAATGTAGAGCGTACTTCGTCCCATATAACATCTACTTCGTTTACTTCGATAAGTTGGCCTTGCTCATCCTTTGGCCATTCCATACCACCTTTAACAAGTAGTTCACGTTCCTCATCGGATAGGCGCATGAGGTCGTGGCCTTGCATGTTGGCAAAGTGAATGTTAATCATAGACTTCGCGACTGCTTCATACGTCATGTACAGGTTGTCTTTGAAGTCTTCGTCATCTATAGACAGGTTCTGTTGCTGGAACTTCACACCAGCTGGAGTCTTTGAGTAATCAGCATCGCCACTACCAGCTGAAATAGAGGTATCACCTACTGGCAGGAGTTGGTCGAGTGCTACTTTATACATGCTCATACGACTTGGTAGAGCTTGATAGACTTGGTTGCTAATCTCTTGTCGCTGTACTGAGGCCTGCCCTACTTCCCAAATAGCGTCTTGTTCGTATACCAGTGAGTCCATGTCTAAACCATCAGTTGAGCCACTAACAGCAATAGGTGGCCTGAAACCAAGCTGTGTAGCCAGTACGTCAGCTTGTCGCATGTAGTCGAGTACGTTCTGTGTACCACCAGCCAGCTTCACAATGCCTGTACCGTAAGGGTTGATGAAGTCTTGGTAGCAGTAGAGGAAGTGAACAGGTATATCGCCAGTAGGGTCTTGGTTTGTCCATGTTCGTACTGTCTTCTCAGTACCAGAGTGGTACATGTAGAATGGCGCATTTATACCACGTTGGAAGACAACACAGAACTTGATACCACTTTGCCTGATTGACTTATCGTTGCGTTCACGGTGGTCATCACTAGAATCACGAGAGTCTTCAGCATCAGTCTTGAGTACGTCTTCAAGAGCTTCTATATACCAGTGGTTGAAACCGTCTTCATTCTTGTCAGCCATTTCCTTCTTGGCTGTCTCAAGCATTTGTTTAACCTGTTGCTTGGTGTAGTAGACTTCCCAAAAGATGAGGTCTGAATCGTAGTCTGATACTTTGCCAGGTTCGAGCATGACATCTTGTGGTTGGGCTACGATGAAGTCTGTACCAGTGTAGTCACCACGTTCTACAAACAGAGTAATAATTGGTACTGAACCATAGATAGCAGCTTTGCGTACAGCGTCTTTCCATTTGCGGTGGAATGGTGCTTGACTATTGGCATTAGGAATAATCTCGTTTTCCCACTGAAGGTTGGCGAGTTCGGTTATCCATGCGTCATCAGTATCAAGAGCTTTAGCACGTCCCTTGAGGTCGGAGTTGACAATACGCTTAGGTAGTTTATAAAGAGCGGCAGCTAGAGAGCCGTCGTTCACTTCAGGTAACGAAGGGTCAAGGTCTTCTATCAGGTCATTGTCGGCAAGTCGTTCGTATTCGTGATAGTCTTCACGCCACTGGGTGGACTCGTCTTTAGCCTGCTTGAGAAGTTTTTTAATTTCTTCCGGTTCGGAGATGTACTGCAATGCGTCGTCTGTTTGCGACAACTCGACGACGCGATACTGCTGTCTTTGATGGGTATTATACCATAGTTACAGCTGTTCAACTATGCTTTTTAGGGTATTTGTTGCTGGATTTCTCTACTGTCCAGGACTTCTGTATGACTTTTGGGTTGCCTAGTTTGTCTTTGAGTATGACGAGATGGAGGGGTTCTCTGTTGGCGTAGAGCACGTCTAGACACGATACAAGGTCTTTGTAAATAGTGTTGCGTTCAGTGGCTACATCTTTGCGTAGTTCTATCTTAGTGGTAATAACTTGATCGGCAAAGAAGCCGTTAGTGGTAATCTCAATCGTTGTGTCATCAATAGGTTCGTGCACCTTCTTCTGGCCGTAGTCAATGTCATCGTTCACTGTAGTAGCTCCTTTTCCTCTTTATCGAGTTGTTCTTTGTTTTCCTTCTCCCACTTAGCAAACTGCGTGTCGTTTTGTCCGAATGCTTCCTTGAATGTCATCTTAGTGCGGTCAGCAACCCGTACTTCCATGACGTTATATGGCGTAACGTACATCCTATCTTCTTGGTGATACATGTTTGGTAGTTTACCGAGTGCCATGAGGTCATCATATTGGTGTTGGGTCATCTGTAGTTTAGATGGTAGGTTAGTAAAGACAATTGACTCACTCATGCCCTTTATCTCGTTGATAATAGCGGTGTTCAGTTCAGCGCCTTTCTGCTTCCAGTTAGTAATATCCAGTGGTTGTGATAGGTCTAGCATAGGTGTCCATTCTGTGGCCAATACCAATGACCACACATATTACATTTCTTTGCGCTTCCGCATGTACAGGTCTTACAATGTTTAGACATGGAACTTTGCCCTCTTTGGCTTAGGTCTAGTACGTTTCTTAGTCTCTATAGGGTTCTCTGATTGATATAACTGCCATGCACCAGCTAATGCCATGATTAGGTCGTCATGCGCTCCTTGTTCGGCTTGGGCTTTCCAACTGCTTGAGGTTTGGCTGATGATAAATGAGAACATTTCATTGATAGTTGGCTTGTCGTATAACTGTACGAGCCTGTTATCCACAGCTTCTTTGAGCATTTGGAGCATAGTTGGACGCGAACTACTGGAGGTCGTCCACCCCAATTTGACCGAGTTATCTGTGCTATTCGTAGTCCCAATGTTCGTCTTCTCGGTATAAATACGATACTTACCTTGTCTATTAAGTGTTGCGAGGCGTTCAATCTCAGCCACCCCACCATTGTTCCGTTCAAAAGCCACCACTGGCTTGACTCCTGTTTCATCGTATATCCTTTCTAGTTCGTTATGTATTTGTGGTGTCATCTCTGTAGCGAGTATTTTGGAGTGGAATACTACTGGTACGTCTAGGTTAGTCTTGCTAAGAAAAACACCGGCGCAATAGTCAACACCACCCCACGCCGTGTCGCAAAATACTACATAGAACTCACCCTTTTGGTATTTGCGGTATTTACGAAAGCTCATACCTTCATCGGCTCCTTAGACCGTTCTAAGTAATGCTGTAGTGCTTCTGCATCAAAGTAGAGTTCACCGCTCGTAATAAAAGCTTCAAGTGGTGTTTTGGGATGCTCCTGCATAAACAAGCGGCCTAATCGCTTCTCCTCAGACTTCAGGAAGTCATCATCGTAAAAGCCATGTGATGTGTAGAAGTGTGCTTTAAAACCTGTCTCACCAAGCTCTGATTCATCCCAAAAGCTTTTAAAATCATTAAAACCGTTAGCTGTAGTCTCGATTACGAATCTACCAGTAGGAGTGAGTGCTGTTCCTGCTGATGCCTGTAGCTTACGAAAGTGTTTATAAAAGGCTGCTTCTGACATGTGGAGATTGCGAATAGTCTTTGATCGTCCAAACTCTGTGTTCTCAGCTGTACCAATAATGTAGCGAGCGTTGTTATGAGCGTTCTGTAGTTCGTACTTAGAGTTGTATTTGAGTGGTACTTTGACGTTGTTCTTTTCTTCAAAGGCTTTGATGTAGTGTTTAACTCTAGCCAATAAGTCTTGTGCGTTATCAGCTATGTCTGCAATGACTACTGATAGTGAGTTGTCTGTGAATAGGAAGTCTTTAGTGAATGCTCCGAGAATGAATGAACTGAAACCCATCTGTCTACCTTTGAGGATAATGTCTTTGCCGGTGGCTTCTTGTACGAACTTAGACTGCATCTCGTTCAGTTGGAATGGTACGTCGTTACCGTTCTTATCAATGATAGATAGGTTGTCTTCTATGAATAGTGCAGACTTGGTGTAAGGGCTACTCATCGTATTTGTTCTTCATGTCATTCACTATGTTGCCGAATTGGTTAATGGTAGTGGCTGTTTGGTTTATGTTCGGTTTTGTAAGCCCTGCCCTGTCTAAAGTCTCTGTTGATGCTTTGATTGACACGTTAGCGTCTTCATGGTCTATTTTGTCTATCAAGTTACGTGCTGCTTTACTTGTTGCTGTTAATAACTCAGCCCTTGCCGCATTCTGTATGTTCGCTAATTGTTCGGCTAGACCAAACTTGTTGATTCTTTCATAAATAACAGTCCTAGATATACCAAGCTGTTCGGCTGCTGCTGTGATGGTGTCGTTAGTAGCTAGAGCTATCAGTGTGTCTGTTTCAACCTTTGAAGCTTTCAATGACAGCTGCTTAGCCATTCAAGCTACCATTCTCCCTCATCTGCTCTACTGTTATTGAACCTATAACTGTCTGGACTCTATGTATTTGTTGTCTAGCGTGTAATGCAGCTTCTAGCATGGCTGCTTCTTGTTCTTGCCAGAAGGATAGTTCTTGGTTGAGTTGGTCTTTATTCATCCATGCCTCGCTATAATGCTCTCTTGGCTTTGTTTAGCTTTAATCTGCCATTGAGGGGTAGACTTGACTGATGCACCTATTACATTCTTCTGCTTTCTGCCTCGGTCATGCTCCTTACAACTAACACATTTAGCTAAGCCTGATTGAAGTATGGTTAGGCTGTTCTTTGTGCCACAAATATAACAGCTTAGATCGTGTAGCTCGTCTTCTGTCATTACTCCCCCTTTAACTTTAAGTCTCTCTAGCTATTAGCTAACTTATCGAAGCCTTACGGTGATAGTTTTTGTTTTGTGTACAAACGGTAATATAAGAACAGAAAGATTCTTGATTGAAACATTGGAGGGCAACAATCATTGTCTTCGCACGCTCCCGTAAGACTCCTAGTTAACATTCCTAAGAATGCAAGGTACTAGGACTTCCTCAGAAGACCTCAATAAGATAGCTAAATTGTTTGCAAAAGAGAGATGTTAACTTAGTTGTTATTATACCACTAGCGGTGTTGAAAGTACAGTGGTTTACTCATCACTTGCCGTCTTTCTTGGGGGTTAAAGTGTAAATGTTCTGATAGTTGTTGAATGTTATGTTGCTGTACTTTGTGAGTGTCGAAACAACATGGATTGCAAGAAGTCCTATCCAAAAAATAAAGAACCATTCATGCTGCCATGCGTAGTAGGCTATTGCGCCCACTATCACAACAGCCCACAAAACCTCTGAAACAATATTCAATTTTTCTTTATAGTTCACAATCAATTCTTCTCCTCTTGGCTTAAAATACCGTTTTTGAATAGTTTAATGGCTAGTTTACAGGCTGCATCTTCGGGGGTGTCTGCAAAAGCGTAAATTGTTTTTACAGTCAGGCTAGGCGAGTATTCCGCAACCCAAGGTTCTTTTTCGTCGGCAGTTCCTACGTTTACAAACTGCGCTTCTTCTATGTCTGTTGGCAGCTTACGTAGTAAGTAACCGAGTTCGTAGGCAGGGCAATTCTTAGTAGGGTGCATAATTAACGCTCTTTTGCTTTCTACAGGGTCATTCTCGGCATCATAAAAGATATGAGTACCATCCCACCCACTCAGCTCATACAGCTCCTTACACAATTCTAGACTGGCTACATTCATGGCTTCTCCTCTTGGCTTAGGTTTTCTTTTGTGGGGGTGGCTAGCATTAGCTGTTTGTGTTTCATAACAGCGTCGGTATCTCGTAGCTTCATTCTCACAAACGGTGCGTTTTCTGATGGGTTTTGTCTTACTGCCAATGGCTCTGCGTTTTCGCCATACTTTTCAAACTCACTAGCCAGGTAAGTTGCTGAATCCTTACCCCTGAATAATGTAATCACTTCAACTTCTTCAAGCTTCTCCATACTCTACTCCTCCTCTACTGTTGGTTGTTTGAGGGCAACGTGGTCTTTCGCCATTTCTTGATTAGCCCATATTGTAATATCGTTTAGAGTTCTTGAACGTTCCTTCCTTGTGTGGTCGGATATGATGGCTACGAGGTCGTTCTCTAAGTCTTTGAGATACTTCTCGCCCTGTCCTGGTTCAGTGAAGAAGTCAAGAAGTTTATTTACTTGTTCCCTCAACTCAGCTTCGTTATTTGTCATGGTCATAGTGCGTCCAGTTCTTTTTTGATAGCTTCGATGTCTTTCTCGAACTGTGAAGCAAACTGGTATGGTGCTATCACTTTGAACATTAGAAAAAGGACTTTTAAGCCAATCTTGGTGCGAACATTCAACTTATCTTCGTTT